CGCGCCGGCCGGGCCCTGGGGTCCCGTGCTGCCGGTGTCACCCTTGGCGCCTTGCGGCCCGGTGGCGCCGGTGGGGCCTTGCGGTCCGGTGGCACCGGCTGGGCCTTGCGGGCCGACGGGCCCGGCCGGGCCGGGTGGTCCTTGCGCACCTTCGCTGGGGGTGGCGATGGTGACCGTCGCGTCCTTGTTCTTGGTCGGCATCCCACCCGGACCGTGGTCGATCGGCGTGACCTGATAGCTCACCCAGGAGCCGTGGTCGACGGCGGCCTGCGTGACCTCGTAGCGGCCCCAGCGGGTAGCGTCGTCCTTGTCCTGGATGTAGATGCGATCCCCCGGTTGCACCTTGGCGACCAGGTTGGAGACGTCGCCGCCACCGGATGTGGTCTTGGACAGGTTCACCTGGCCGGCGGTGTCCCACGCGCCGGTGTCCAGGCCCACCGCGCCGCCGCCGGCCGAGGTGGTGGAGTCCGTCCATTTCCACAGGCCGCTGACGTGCTCGGAGCCGCCGCCGCCGCCGCCCGCGGGCGGATAGACGACGTAGGGGGTGCCGTTCTGGCCGATGATGGCGGCGATCTCGGTGCCGGCGCCAAGCTGGTCGGCGCCCTTGAGCGGACCGAGCAGCTGCTGGGCGTCGTCGATGATCGCCCACGGTTCGCCGCGCCGCGTGGTCAGCGCGCCCTCCAGCACGAGCCGGTCATGCCGGCCGTTGGTGGGGCGGGTGGTCTGGTCGAGCTCAGGCATCACATGCCGGCGAAGTGGCGTTGACTGAACCGTGACTGGTCGCTGCGGGGGGTGGAGCGCACCCGCGCCCCGGAGGGGCCGGAGCCGTGCGGGCTGGTGTCGAACCGCCAGCCCCGTTTGCCGGGCAGGTGAAACTCGATCCACACGTGGCTGCCGTTGGCGTTGATGGTGGCGCCCTCCCCCCGCCCGGCGATCCCCTTGCCGGCCATCGTCCCGGATACGTCGACGGGCCCGCCCACGGTGTAGCCGAGCCCGACCTGCGCCAAAGCGGCGCAACAGCTGCCGGAGCAGTCATAGCCGGTGCCGGGGTCGCGGCCGGTCCCGCCGTCCGGGGTGCCCGCCTTGGCGTGTCCGCCGCCCCACACGTACGGGTACGCCTTGTCTGAGATCTGCTTGCACGCCGCCAGCAGCTGTTCGGCCTTGCTGCCCGTGCTGGTCTCGTTCTCGCCCTGGCCGCCGTTGCCGTAGGCGAACGCGGAGCGCTGCGCGCGCTCGGCGGCCGGCTCGAGGCGTTGCTTGCCGGGCTGCTTGAGGGTGACTTCGGCGGTCGGGGCGAACCAGTCGCGGCGCACGCCGGTGATCAGCCAGCGGCCGTCCGGCGGCCCGAACCCGTCCAGCAGCATCACGCTGCCGGGTGGGGCGCCCCAGTGGGCCAGGCTGACGGTGACGGTGCATTCCGAGACCGGCTTGCCCCAGTCGACGTCGTAGCTGAGGTCCAGGACGCTGTCGCTTTGCGGGGTGAGCTGGTAGCGGGGGCGGCGGCGGAACAGGGCCTGGTCGCTCATGAAGTAGACGGCCTGGCCGACGATGAAGAACCGCCAGCCGACCTCGCTGGCCAGGCGTTGGATGGCCTCCCAGCTGCTCTCATCCGCTTCGCGGGCGAACTGGTAGCTGCGCGTCCGATCACCGCCGCTGGGGGTGCCGGCGCCGTCTGCGCCGGCGGACGGGCCGCCCCACGCCTTGACCGCGGCGCGGGATTCCTTCTCCCATGGGCCGTATCCGCCCACCGAGACTTGGACGGCCTTGATGGCGGCGTCAAACCCGCCCGGCAGCCGGGTGAGCGACCCGTGCTTGCGTTTGTAGCCGGGCGCCTGTCCTTTGCCCTTCGCGGCGGGGGTGCCTGACATGAGGAAGGCGTTGGTGACCAACCGGGGGTTCATGACGTCACTGGCGGGGATCCAGTTGCGGCCCTGCTGCATGAGTCCCATATCGTCGTTGCCGGTGGTGCCGGCCTGCTCGCCCATCACTGATTCCTGGGTGGCGCAGGCCAGGCAGGCGGCCATCACGTCCGCGGACGCGCCCAGTGACGCGGCTTCGGCGAGAATGCCGTCCATCCGGCGTCGCTGCGCCGCGCTCGCCGGGCGGCCTTTGACGGTCAGCTTCGCGCCCGGCGGGAACCCGCCGCCCGGTTCGGTGGTGGTGGCCGGCGTGCCGGTGCTGACCGCGGGTTCGGGCTTGCCGATGGGCTGGCGGACCAGCAGTTCGGGGCAGACGAACGGTGGCCGGGCCAGCTTGACCTCGCGCAGCAGCGAGAGGACGAATTGGGCGCGCGTGACCTTCGCACGCGACGCGCGGCGTTCGCCGTGCTTGCGCTTGAGCAGATAGGCGATCCGGTCCTCGAAGGTCAAGGTGACTTCTTGGGACTGGTGTTGGTAGGCGGCACCGACCATCCGGAAGGTCGCGCCGTCGAGGTGGACGTCCATGGCGCGGCTGACCAGGTCCGGCGGGCTGAGGGGGTTCCACGCCTCGTCGCGTTCGACCGGGGAGCGCCGTTGGCGGCCCGCGCTGCTCAACGGCCGGACGCGGCGCTCACGCCGGGAGAACAGCCGCCGGTCGGGGTCGCGCAGGACGAGCTGCAGGCTGCTGGCGCCCTCCAGGGTGCGTTCCAGGGTGATGCCGGTGATCGCGCCACGCACCTGCAAGTCGCTGGCGCGGCGGTCCACCCAGTCCAGCACCAGGCTGGAGAGATCGAGCGTGGGGGCCAGGCCGACGAGCTCCCAGCGGGCCCAGTCGCTGTTGCGCCGCCAGCGGTCGGTGGCCTTCCAGCGGTACGGGTCCTGGGTGACAACCTGGCTCATCGCGGGGCGTGTCCGGCCGGCTTTTTCGGCGGCTGTTTGAGGATGGGCACCCGGATCCGGGTGCCGGGCTTGAGTTTCTGGTTCGCGCTGGTGATCAGCTGCGGGTTCAGCTGGCGCAGGACGATCCACTTCACCCGGCGTTTGCGGGCAATCGATGCGGGCGTGTCGCCCTTCTTGGCCCGGTAGAGCGTCGACGGGCCGAGGCCTTTGAGCGCCTTGCGGCGGATCTTGGCGTACTCCGGGTCGACGTACTCCAGGAACGTGAGCGTGTAGGACTGCCGGACGCGCTGCATGTCACTGACGCGCCGCATGAGCAGATCGCCGGGCTCCGCGCCGTTGAGTACCCAGTCGCTGGCGGGCAGGCCGGGCAGGCCGGTGATCGTCCACGTCGACGGTTCGGCCTCCTCGTCGCCACGTCCGGCGATCAGCAGCCGGCTGATCTGATCCTCCACCGACGCGCCGGTGGCGAGCGCATCGAAGAGGACGGTCAGCTCGAGCGTGTAGGGCGGGTTGCCGTCCCAGATGGTCATGGCGGTCTGCCGCGGCCGGCTGACCGCTTCCCACCCGCCGACGCCGTCTGAGAGTCTCGGCGCGTCCCCCGCCAGCAGGAGCGTGACATCGACGCGCGGCTTGCTGCAGCGCAGCCGCACAGATCCGGCGGTCATCGGCGCGCCCTGACGTCGGCGTCACGCTGCGCCACCGCCGACGCGACCAAGCGGCGGTCGAGGTACAGGTTGGCGGTCATCATCCCGGCGCCGGCCAGGGTGGGCAGCGGAGTGACCGTTGAGGCGGCGGGGAGCGTGAGGATCTCCGGGCCCTGTTCGCCGACCAGCACGCTGCCGGGGGTGGTGAGGGTGCCGCCGGCGGCGAGAGCGGGGATGTGGATCTTCTTGAAGCCGAGGTTGATGGTGTCCCCGAACGGGGTGTGCGCGTTGAGCCAGTCGGCGATCCCGCGGCCGATCCCGCCGACGAAGTCGGTGGTGAAGATGTGCGAGACGAACCCCTTGATCTTCGAGAACGCCGTCTTGATCGCGCCCCACACCGAGCTCGCGGCCCGCTTGATCTTGTCGAAGTTCTTGATGATTGCCACGACGGCGATCCCGAACGGCCCGAGCAGGATCGAGACCAAGAGGGGCCAGTGACTCTTGATCCAGTCGAACGTGGTGTTGACCGCGTCGTGGAACCACCCCCACTTCTTGTAGAGGATCACGACGCCGGCGACGACGGCGGCGATCGCGATCGGGATCAGCAGAATCGAGGCGTTCATCGCGGTCCCGGCGATCGCGGCGGCGATCGAGGCGACCTTGTAGGCGATCACCGCGGTGGTGAGCACGCCGACGGCAGCAGCGACGACCGGCAGATTGTTCGCCAGCCACTGCAAGACCGGCAGCAGCTTCTGCCCGAGCTGCGCGGTGATGTCGGCGTACTGCGCCTTGAGGACGCGCTGCCGGTTCGCCAACGAGTTGCTGGTGCGTTGGAAGTCACCCTGGGCGTCCTTGGTGTCCTTGAGCACCAGCGCGTAGGTGGCCTGCGCCTTCTGGGAGGCGGTGAGCTGCGGGATCGTTCCCTTGGTGGCCTTCCCCAAGGCGATCTGTGCGCGCTGGTTGGCGAGCATGGCCTGCTTGGCCTGGGTGGAATGCGCGCCGTACTTGTCGACCGCCGCGTTGTATTTGCGTTGCGCGAGGTCGGCGGCGAGTTGGCTGGCCTTGATCTTCTGGGTGTCCTTGCTGGCCTTGACCAGCCCCATGCTCATGGCCTGCGCTTTCAGGCGGGCGTCGTTGAGGAACACGCCGTACTTGCGCAACGGTTCGGTTTCGCCCGCCAGGCCACTGCGGAGGGCCTCGAGCGTGTCCTCAGGGGTGGCGTTGTTGAAGCTCGCCATGTCGCCGGCGAGTCCGACCATGTTCTTGCTCATCTGGGCGGCGCGGGTGCGCGCGAAGCCCATCGGGACGAGCATGTTCCCGAACGTGCCCGCGGCCGCCAACGCTTGCTGGCGGCTGACGCCCATGGCCTTCGCGGACCCCTTACTCCAGTCCAGCAGCGCCTTGGCGCCGGGGCCGCGGAACACGACCGCGGTCTTGTTGATCTCCTCGCCGAGGTCGACGGCGTTGACCACCGAGTCCTTGAGTGCCTTGCTGCCGGCGGCCACGGCCGCTGATCCGGCGGCCCATTTGCCGAAGTTCTTGGCGGTCTTCTTGGCGGTGCTCTCACTGGCTTTGCCGACGCCCTCCACGCTCTCGGCGCTGGTGTCCATGTCGCGCTGGAACGCGCGCTGCCCGACGGCGCGGAGGCGGACGAGGACTTCCTGGGTGGCGGCCATGACCGGTTCAGTGGCGTTTGAGGGCCTGGGCGAGTTCGTGGATGATCAGCCGGGCCAGCGCCTTGTCCCGCTCGGCCTGCCAGCGCGCGGCGTGCTCGAGCGCGGCGGTGAGCAGCGGCAGCTCGACCGGATCAGCACGCAACAGCGCGCCCGGTTGCAAGCCGAGGGCGGCGGCGTGGCCGAGCAGCCTGGTCAAGGCGCGGTGCTCGCTTCCCCCAGGCCGGCACCGCCTTCCTGCAGCCAGCCGAGGATCTGGGCGGCGTGCACGTTGACCGCCATCCAGTTGCCGCCGAACAGCTCGCGGATCACCTCGCTGGCGGTCGCGTCCTGCGGGTCATCGAGGCCGGGAGCGGTGAGTCCGACCAGTGAGAGGAGCCGGCCGCTGTAGCGGACCTCGAGATCCTCGAGCTCACCGGTCTCGCGTTGGCCGAGCAGCGTGGTGCAGCAGGTGGCCATCAGATCGACGGCGGCCGTGCCCCAGGAGGCGTGCTCGTCCCCCGCGCCGACGAGCCGGGCCTGGGCGGCCATCAGTCGGTCGGTGTCTTCCATCGGCGGCATCCGGTAGCGCGCGATCAGCACGCCCTCCCAGATCGCGACGTCGAGGGTGCGGTCTGAGCGTTGGCCGGCGGCACGCTCCCTGAGCCGGGCGAGCATCGATCCCGGCGGCGCATCCCCCGCAGATACGGCGGACGAGGGGGTGACGTGGCCGTTGCCTTCGGTGACGATGTCCAGCCGCGCGCCCATTTCAGGCGGTGGGGCCGGTGAAGCCGTCGCAGGTGACCTCCATGCTCCACTTGGCCATGTCGGTGCCGGTGGAGTCGGTCTCCGGCGGGTTGACGGTCTTCAGCGTGCCGGAGTAGACGATCGGGTCGCCGCGCACGACGCCCTGCGGGTCGCGGGGGGTGACGCCGACCGACACGCGGCCCCAGCCGCGGCGGGCGCCCAGCCAGGCCATCAGCGGGTGGTCGCGCAGCGCATCGTAGTAGCGCTCGACGGTGACGTTTCCGATCGTCTGCTGCCCGCCGATCGAGATCTGGGCGAGCATCCCCCCAGGGCTGTAGAGGTTCTCTTCGGAGTCGAGCTCACCACCGCTCTTCTGGTCGAAGAGGCCGAGGTCGCGGCCGTCGACCGCGACGCTGACCGAGTGGGTGTCCTCCCTGGTCGGGACGGGCATCGGGGGCTCCTTTCTAGGCGGCGAGCGGCCGGTCGAGGGCGGTCTTGATGACCACGATGTGCACCCACTCGGCGGTGGGCGACGTCTTGAGGCGGATGACGGCGTGCACCTCGCCGGCGGCGATCGTGGCGGGCGTGTTCACTGAGCTGCCGGTGTTGACCGAGAACGCTTCCTCCGGGGTCTGTCCGTAGAGGGCGCCGCGGCCGTAGTGCTCGAGCAGCATGCCCTTCAGTGCGCTGTTGAGCTGGCTGAACAGGACGCCTTGCCCGTCGATCTGCTGGAGCACGTAGTTCTCGCCGATGGCGTCGGCCTGGTGGGCGACGGCCATCACTTCGCGGGCGCCGCCGAACCACATCCACGTCAGCTCCGCTGGCCCGGCCACGCTGCGGGCGCCGTAGGTGCGGATCGTGCCGTACTTCAGGATGGCGATCGTGACTCCCTGCTGGTTGAGCGTCTCGCGATCGGTGTCGGTGTAGGTCTGGGTGAGGCCGACCGCGCCGCGGGTGATGCCGTTGACACCGGCGGCGGCGAGGTTGGGGTTCTGCGTCGCGGCGTCGCTGCGGGCGATCAGGCCGGCCTGCACCGCTGAGTAAGGGACGTGGACGGTCGCGCCCGTCGCGGGGCCGGGATAGATCGCCCACGGCGCGAACATGGCGGCGTAGCGGGCCTGAGGCTCGCCGAGGAGCGATGTGGCGGCAGAGATCAGGACAAGCGGATCGGGGCTGTCGGCCGCGTCGAGCAGCGCCACGCGGCGGGTCTCATCGACGTGGACGAGCAGCGCCGCGTAGGCCTCCGGGCTGGTCAGGCCGGGCGCGGCGACCTGGCCGGGGCCGAGCGCGTAGTCGAAACGGTCCAACGCGGCCTCGAGCGAGTCGGCGTCGACGGTGTTGTCGTCGACGCCGCCAGCCAAGGTGACCGCGGCCACGGGCGCCCACGTGCCGGTCGTGTAGGTGAGCTCGACGTAGCTCGAGCCGGTGGCCGCCCAGGCGACGGCGGACTGCGGGCTGGCGGTGCTAAACGTCGGGGAGCGTTCGACGTCTTCGCCGTCGTAGGCGACGACGATCTGGATCTGCCCGGTCGTGCCGCCCGACGGTTGCTCGGACCGGATTGCGATCTTGTTGCCCCACGTGCCGGGACTCTTGGCGTTGACGCTGAACGGCGCCAACGTCCCCGATGCCGTGACGGCCGCGTCGCCGACGATCCGTGAGACATACAGGACGGCGCCGCCCTCGGTGAAGTACGCGCCCACCGAGTCGTAGAGCAGGCTGCCGCCGGCGCGGGCGCCGAACGAGCCCTCGAATTCGGAGAGCGAGTTGACCTGCACGGCGCGGGCGGGGCCGCGCTCGGAGACGCCGACGAAGAACGCCTGCCCGGAGTCAAGGACGGCGTTCCCGGACGGGGCGTCCTCGACCAGTTCGACAGTGACCCCTGGCCTGGGCATCAGCTCTCCTCCTCCTGCGTCGCCTTGAGATCGGCGGCCTTGACGTCGGCAATCCGGCCTTCGGCCTCTAGGCGCTTGAGATGGTCCTTGTCGGCGGTCTTGGGGATCTCCTGGCCGGGTTCGACCATGGTCTCGCCGATCAGTTCGGCGTGGCCGGTGAGGATCTTGGGCATAGCGGTTAGACGTCCTCCTCGAGCGCGACGCGCTCGACGCTGGTGACGACGGTTTCGGCGGTCGGCCATTCGGGGGCGACCGGGCTCGGGGGTTGCGGCGGGATCAATGGATCGAGGGGGCCGAGGCCGCGCTGGAGCACGTCGGCGGCGGTCAGGGCGAGCTCGACGCGGCCGATGCACACGGTGCGGTCGTCGATGCTGTCGAGCAGGTCGTAGCGTTCGTCGCGCCAGTCGATGCGGACCACGTTGACGCCGGTCAACAGGCCCGGGTCCTGCTGTTGTTGGATCACGCACGCTCGGAGGGCGAGCGCGTAGTAGCGGGCGAGTTCGAGCGCGCGGCGGTTGGGGCCGGCGGCGATCTCGACGCCGAGGTTGAGTTGCCAGGTCGCGGTGTAGTAGCCGCCGCCATCAGCCTCGGGCGGGTCCGTGAGCCCGGGCGACCCGATCATCAGGCACGGCAGTTGATCCTCGGGGAATTTTTCGATCTCGCTGGAGCGGACGATCGAGCGCAATTCGGGGAGCGTGCCGACCGGGGTGCCGGTGGTCCGCTCGATCTCGTACAGGTAGGAGGGAAACCAGCGTTCGATGACGGCCTGGACGTGGTCTTCGACCATCACGGCGCTGATGAGGGGGCCGAAGACGCTGGTCATGCGCGATCGAGGTGCTGGTTGATCAAATCGGCGGTGCGGTTGCCGATCGCGGCGGCGTTGATCACGGGCGGCCGGGCGCGCATTCGTTTGGTGCCCCGGAAGACGAACCGGCCGTAGGAGACCTGCGTGCCGAGGTTGAAGCCGTCGTCGTGGATGTCGCGCAGCTGGTCGTCGCCGCCGTAGAGCGAGCGGGTGAGCGTGCCGGTGCGGTTGTGGTGGGTGGGGCGGATGTCGCGCTCGGCCTGGTCGGCGGCGCGGCCCATCACGGGTTTGAGCGCCACCGCGCGGTCGCCCTTGCGGCGCAGGCTGCGGGCGACGACGTGGTGGCCGGTGGCGACCGCGGTCTCGGGCATCACGGCACCTGCTCGAGGTTGCGCTGCCACCAGTCAAACGGCCATGCGTCGCAGCCGCACGGGCGGGCGGGGGTGCAGACGTCGTAGGCCCGCCAGCTCTCGGGGCCGGCGGCGCCGGGCTGGTTGCCCTGCACGCACGCGACCAGCCCCAACCTGGCGCGTTCGTAGAGCGCGAGCAGTTTGTCGTACGCGCTGCGCTCGGATTGCACCTGTTCGGGCCAGTAGGCCTGCTCGACCAGCAGGCTGGCGAGCAGGGCAACGACGGCTTCGCCGCCTTCGGCGCAGGCGTCGGGGATCGCGCCGACATCGAGACGGGTGAGGGTGCGGGCGATCTCGATCTGTTCTTGCACCTGCGTTTCGGTGGGGCGGGTCTCGTCGGTCCAGGTGCCGAGCTCGCGGCCCGCGGCGTCCTTGGTGCGGGCGCGCAGCAGCGCGGCGACGTCCTGCGGTGTCGCCTCCACCACCGTTACGGTGGGCTGCTGCGCGTCCTCGCTCACCGTCAGGCGGTCCAGTCGGCCACCGAGAACGGGTTGACCTGCCCGCTGCCGTCCGGGTTCAGGGGCCGGCCGATCGCGCACCCGAGCCGGATGTAGATCTTGATCAGGGTGACGTTGTCCTGGAAGGCGTTGGCGATGATCGCGCCGGTGCCGTCGACGAGCACGCCGTCGGTGGACCGTCCGTAGGTGACGTCCTCGCGGATCCCGATCGCCAGGTACTGCCAGTCGCCGGTGATCGCGTCACCCTTGCTTGAGTCCCAGAACGCGCCGCGGCTGACGGGGACGCCCCAGAGCGACTGGGCGGGCGCCTCGCCCGGGAGGGCGGCGGCGGCCTGGTAGGCGGCGCGGAGCGCGCCGCCGATCACCGAGCTGGCGGCGACGCCGCTGGGGGTCAGGCCGTCGGCTTCCAGTGCGCTAAAGGACGCGCTGATCGCCTCGAGCGCGTCCGCTCCGGTCACTGCGGCGCCGGCGGCGCCGACAACCCCGCCGGCGGGGAACGTGGCGGGGGCGCCGGTGCCGAACAGGATCGCCGCGTCGATCACCCGCGCCACCGCGGTCGCGAGCGTGCTCTCGACTTGGCCTTCGACGTCGAAGCCGGCGTCCATGATCCAGGCGTTGGGAACCGGGACGACGGCGGCGATCTCCTCGGCCACGATCGCCTCGACGTCCCATTCGACCTTGGTGGCGGGCTTGCGGCCGCCGTAGCGCGGGTTCACGAACCCGGCGACCGGCAGGAACGAGACGATCGGCAGGTTCTCCTGCGCCTCGCTCATGCGCATCGTGTTGCCGAGCGCCAAGGCGGCGCTGGTGGCTTGGATGATGCCGACGAAGTCGCTCGCGACTCCGCGGGGGAGAACTGCGTCGTAGTCGGTGGCCATGCGAGCCGGAAACCTCCCCCCACCCCGGCGGGTGGGGCACTCAAGGGGTGTTCAGGTTTCGGCTCGGTCCTGCCGTGGCCGCCGTGTCGGTGACGCCGGAGTCCTGCTCCCAGCTCACGCCACCGACACGGTGGACGGTAGCGCGCCGAGGGGATGTGGTCTAGCCGCGCAGCCAGGAGCGCTCGCGCGGCCGGCCGTTCGGCGGCTCAGAGCGGCCGCCCGGCGTGACCAGCGGCCGGCGGGTCTCGCGGGCCAGGTAGGGCTTGGCCTCAAGCAGGTCGGTGAGCGCTTTCTCGACTTGCTGGTCACGCCGTTGCTGGTCGGGTTCGGCGAGCAGCTCGTCGAGGGCGAGCAGCCGGACGGCGTCGTCGGGGTCGGCGAACCGCCCGGCCGCGCGAGCCTTGATGGCGCTGATCGCGAGTTGGCGTTCATAGCCGGCGCGCAGTTCGTCGATCTCGGCTTGGGCTGCGCTGCGGCCGCGTTCTTCGGCTTCGCGGACCGCGCGGTCCTGCTCGGATTCGTGGGAGCGCTCGACCGCTCCCAGCCGCTCGATGGCTTGCCGGGCGGTTTCCTTGGCTTCGCGGAGCTCGTGCCGGAACGCGGCGGCCTCGCTGTTGGCACGCTCGACCAGTCGGCGGGCGTGCTCGTCCAGGCCGGCCAGCTCGTCGGGCTGGGGGGTCGGCGGCCCGGGCGGGGTGTCGTTGGAGGCGGGGTCGGGGTCGGGCATCGGGTCAGCGTCCGACTCGGGCGCGGCGGCGGCGGACGGCGGCGTTGCGGATGACCTGGTCGGACTGCTCGCGCGCCTTGGCGCGCGCCCTGGCGTCAGCCAGCTCGGGCGTCTCACGCGACGGCTCCTTGCTCTCCGCGGTCTTGCTGCTCGCTTTCTTCTTGGCCGGCGGCAACGGTGGGCCTCCTTATTGGGTGAACTCGGGCGCGACCGTGCAGCGGTCACGCAAGTGGAATGGCACGGTGTCGGCAGCGTGGTAGCGGGCGCCGCCCGCGGCGATCGTGCGACACCACTCGCACGCGTCGGGGGAGAGTTGCTTGCGCCAGCGCACCCGGCGGCCGCTCACGCGGGCCGCCTCGTCAAGGCCGCCGCGCTGCGCCGACAGGACGTCCCCCGAGGCGAGACCGCCGGCGTAGGAGCCCGCGGCTTGGCGCGCCTCAAACTCGGGGGTGTCTTGGTCGAGCAGCGCCCACAGCCTGAGCAGGCCGACCAGCGCGCTCGGCGTCTCGGGCGTCACGAGCCGGCCGTCGAGGGCGCGCGCGGGCTCGGGCGGCGTCTGCGGCGCGGCGTAGGCGGCGATGTAGGCGAAGGCGAACATGACGGCCTGGTGCTGCCCGCCGGCGATCAACCGGCTGTTCTGCAACGCGTACGCGTCGCGGACCTGTTCGCTGCGGTCCAGCGTGATCCGCAGCAGCAGCGCGTTGACGGCGGCGCGGGTGAGTTGCTGCAGGCGCTGCTGCGCGCGGTGGTGGTCAAGATCCGCCCTGGCCACCGAGGGTCTCCGGGGCCGGCTCGGGCGTGGCGGCGGCCTGCAGCAGCGTGCGGGCGGCCTGCTCGAGCGTCCATTCGTCGATCTGCTCGGGAGTGGCGCCGGTGTAGCGCCAGACCGCCCGGTCGGGCCAGCCCACGGTCTGCAGCTTGACTGCGGCGTCGGCCACCTGCGCCGGGTTGCGTTTCTCGGCGTCCATCCACTGCATCTCCAACTGCTCGACCTCCACCGGCGTCCCGGACAGCGCGGCGTGCAGCCACAACACCCGCTCCCAGGACTCGCCGTACTGCGCCTGACGGTCCTCGACCTTGGCCACCAGGCCGGTCTCGCCGGCGATCAGGCTCTCAGCGGATGGCGGGTTGGCCAGGTTGCGCTGGAGCAGGTAGTGCGCGGGCACGCGGCTGATGGCGGCCAGCGCGGCGATCTCGGAGTCCTTGCCCGACAGGTACTGGCCGACGTCGGAGGCTTCGAAGGTCCCGAACCGGCTGTCTGGGTTCTCCGAGATCCACAGCCGGTCGACCGCCACGCTGAACGGTTCGACGCGTTTGCCGGTGTCGGGGTCGACGGGGACCTCGAGCCCGGTGGCCCATTTCTGCCGGAAGCTGGAGAACTCGGCGGCCATCATCTGGGCGAGGGTGAGCCGGTCGATGCGTTGCAGGATCGGGATGCAGTCCTCGATCTCGCTTGCGCCGCCGGACAGGACGTCGACGCGGTTCTCGAACGGCACCACGGTGACCGCCCCGACCGTGTTCTGCTGGGCGTCGTCGAGGGGTTCCCAGCCGAGCTGTGTGCTGCGCCGGCGGGCGGGGTTGTCGATCGGGAACTGCCCGATCTCTCTGGGCGGGTCGGTCTGCGCGGTCCAGCGGTAGGTCGCTTCGGGCCGGTAGAGCTCGCACACCCACAACGTTCGCGACCAGTCCAGCGGATACATCTTCAGTGCGGCGGCGGTGACGCGGCGGTTGCCGGGGTCGGTCTCGTGGGTGACCTCGAACGCGCTCTCGGGGGTAATCGTGACCGCGTCCGGCTGCTCGGAGACCGAGCAGTAGCCGGTGCCGCCGACCAGCGCCTCGGTGTAGATCAGCCGCTGGTCGGCATTGAGCCGTGAGCGCTTGAACGCCTGCCACGCTGCCCGGGCGGCCTCCGGCGCGCTGACGGACTCGACGCCCTGGACGCGGAGGCGTTCGGCGATCGCGTCAACCACCAACCTGGCCCACGGGGTGATCGCCGAATCCAGCAGCAGCCGGTACCCGGCGGCGTACTTGGCGGTCACGGTCGGCAGTTCCTGCCGGCCGGTGTACCAGGCCCACAGGCCCGCGATGTGCTCGCGCTGCGCGGCCAGTTTCGTGAGCAGCCGGTCGCGTTGCTGGGCGAGCGCGGCCTCGGGGTCAAGGTCGGTATCGGGGGCGATCGCGCTCATGACGGGGTTAGAAGGTCACCAGGACACCCGGACGCCGCTGCTGCCCTGCGGCCAGCTGGTCGGCGCGCGCCTCATACGCCAACACGGCGGCGACGGCGGCGTCGATCTTGTCCGGGGAGGATGGCCGGGCCTTGGCCAGCCAGTAGCCGCCGCGGGCTTCGCGGGTCTGGGCGTTCAGGACGTGCCGGGTGAGCCGATGGTCGCCGGTGTGCCGCAGCCGACCGGCGACCGTGTCGGTGCGGAACCGCTCAACCGCGCTCATCATCCGCGGCTTGCTGGTGTAGTAGCGCAGCACCGCCTGCTCGCCGTACTCGCGGGCCCAGGCGTCGATCTCCGACTGCCACAGCGGCGGGTCGAAGTAGCCGCGCACGACGCGGTAGCGCTCCATCACCTCCACGATCACGGCATCGACCTCGCCCGTCGGGATCTCGCGGCCGCCGCCCGGCGCTTCCCACACCCGGACCAGCTCAAGCAGCCCATCCTCGAGCCGGCAGATCACCAGCGCGGTGGCGTCCGAGACGCGGCTGCCGTCGAAGCCGAGCGTGACCTGCTCGCCGGGCTGGATCCGGTCGTCGGTGTCGAGCGCGGCCCAGTCCTCGCCGGTGATCCACCACGCATCCTGGCCGGCCCAGATCCCGCACGCGAATCGCAGCCACTGGTGCGGCAGCATGCTCGGGCTGTCATGCCGCGCGCGCAGCCGGTCGAGCGTCTGCCAGGACGCGGGGTTCGCGGTCTTGACCAGCTCGAGATCGCCGACGTCGGCGTCCGGCTCCAGCGCCCATTCGTGCATGGCGTACGCGCCGTCGCTGCTGCGAGCGTAGGTGTGCGCGCCGTCGCGGGTGATCGCCGGCAGCTGACGCGCCTCGGCGCGCATCTGCCCCAACGGGCTGGCCTCGTGGTCACCGGCCGTCGAGATGGTGATCATCTGCCCGTCACGCGGGCCGAGCCCGTCCCGGAAGACGCCGTAGAGGTCCGCGCTGCGGTGGCGGTGCAGCTCGTCGACGAGGGCGAGGGTGGGGATGATCCCGTCGGCGGTGTCGACGTCGGCGGCCAGCACACGGATCCGGCCGGCGTGCCGGACCGAGCGGATCTCCCGGTAGCCGGTCTTGGGAATCACGCGCTCGGCGAGACCGGGGGAGCGGCGCACGAACCCGACCGCCTGGTCGTAGAGGATCGTCGCCTGATCACGTGACGCGGCGCCGAGCACGCACTCGGCATCCCAGCGCACCAGCAGGTGGAACAGGGCGAGCGCGGCCAGCACCGTCGTCTTGCCGTTCTTCTTGGAGAGCAGGATCAGCGTCTCGGTCGCGCCGGCGAAGTAGTCGGCGAGCATCAGCCGCTGGAAGGCCTCGAGCAGCAGCGGGCCGCCCTGCTCGAGCACCAAGCCTTGGCAGAAGCGCTCAAAGACGTCGAGCTCAGGCGGTGTGGCGGCGCTGGGCGAGTTCATCGACCTCTCCGAACGGCCCCGCCGGCGCGACGGGCGGCCGGGCGGGCGTTACGGCGCGGCGCAGGAGCAGCTCGATCGCGCGGACATGCCCCCGGCGCGCCTGCGCCTCCAACAGCCCGACCAGATCCGCTTCGGCGAGCTCCGGCGCCAGATCGTCGGCGGCCGCGAGCAGCGACCGGACCACTTGCGTGCGATCACAGCCCCTGGCAGCCGTCAGGCGCTCCAAATGCTTCTCATCGTCCGCGTTGAGCCGCATTTCGAACCGCGAACGGCGTCCGGACGGCTTCGCCCGGCGAGCGTTCCTCGCGGCGACA